ACAGATGGTGTTGATTTTAATTCAGTAAATATTTTACTAAATAATTCTGGAGAATATTGTAATCCTCTTTGCTTAATTGTTTCGTTTGTTTTTGCTACTAATGTTGTCATAATATTTTGTTTTAGTTAATTAGTTATACGCAAATATACAACTAACTATATGTTATAAACAAACAATTTAACAACTATTTTTAAAATAATTTATAATAAGCTAAATATAAGTAAGTTAGCTTATAAAGTAATTACCTCTGTTTGGGTTTTGTAGTTGATATGATATTGCATATCTGATTGCATCAATGATATGGTTAAATTTGTCTTGTGGTGTTTTAGACTTTTTTTCTAACCAGGAGTAGTTGTTTAGTTCTTTGATTAAGTTGATACTGTTTTCTTCTACAATCAAATCATAATCTTGTAGTAATGCTATGCCATAGGTAATTGAACCTTGACCTTTTATTGCTTTGACTACATTACAACCTTTTGCTTTCAGTTCGTGTAGTAGTCTTGGTTCAGCACTATCACCCACTATAAGATGGTTCTGTGCGTGTTTAAGGTTTAGTTCAGCTATCTGTGATGTGGTAAGACCTTTCAAGTAAAAGCATTCCTTTAAATAGATTATTTTGTTGTTCACATCTATGTTAGTTTCTACTAATGTATTTTCATCTGATGCAAAACCATAATCTTGACCAAACACACTTACACCTACTTTTTTAAATTGTCCTATTTTCCAATTAGTAAATATTACACCCTCTGCTTTTGCTAACCATCCACCAAGCATTTGATGTTTGTATTTCTCTGGTCTACGTTTCTTAATGTTTTCTATTTGCTCTAAATAGCTTTTAGATAGGTTTTCTATGTTATCTAAATATGTAGTGTGTATATATGATGTATTGCCTTTGGTTGAGTTTGTTCCAGCTTGTACACCTTTATCTTCAAAGAACCTATTATAAATCCAATGCTCCTTTGTAACTGGGTTTAAAATAAGTATTACCCTATTCTTTTGGTTTAGGTTTCTTACACTTAAATCTATCTTGTCAAATATGTTTTCATCTTGTAGTTCTTCTGCTTCATCCATTACCCAAGTAGAAACATTAGTTAAAGACTTTAGGTTGGCAGTTTGGTCACCACTTGATGTCTTGATACCTTTAAAGATTATCTTGCTTCCAGATAGCTTATTTCGTATTTCATCTTTTGTGATATAGAAATGGTCTTGTAGGTTTAAGGTTTCTATCTTGTCTATAAATTCTGGTATAATAGATATGTATGCAGATGATAATGTAAACCTTGTGAATAAGATTGTGTGCCCAGCTTCATAAGTTAGCAACAACAATAGTAAGTTTATAGAATACGATTTACCAGAACCACGTCCACCAGTAACAATGTAATACCTGGCATCAGATGTTTGGATAGGTTTATACTTTTGGTTTATGTCTATCACTTAAACTTGATAATATCATTAAAGTTAATATTGAACCCATCAGAAGATGTTATATCTACACTTTCTTTAGGCTTACCATATCTGTAACCAAAGTACAATGACATAGCACGACTATCACCTTTTAGTATTTGTTTACCAAGTGTTTTTATTACCTCATCATTATCAATAAGGTTATCTAACTTTTCTATTAGTTTAAGTTCATCTGCTTTCTTTGGTCTGCCACCTTTGTTGCCTAAAGTACCACTATTATTTTTTCTTCCGTCCATTTAGTATTTTATTAGTTAACTAATTATATAACGTAATTACTCAACGTTTTTATTCAGCTTTAATTTTAGCAGTCTTTCTCTTATTGCTTTTCTTTCTTTACCCTTTGGTAATTTATCAATGAGTTGTTGTAGCTTTTGTATTAGTTTCTTTCTGTTCATAGTTTGTTTGTTAAAATGTAAAACTTGTTTTAAATGTTACCTTTCCATCTTCACACCACTTCTTTATATGTGATGCTCTAAATCTTCCTTTTTCTAATAATAGCAGCATAAGCATATGTTCATCTTCATTTTCATTGTATAAATTATTCATTTTATTTTCTACTAACTCTTTATTGTTTTGCATCCATTGTTGTGCTATTTTGTTTTCTATTTCAGTTTTTATAACAGCCTCTTTTATTAAACCTCCTCTTTCATTAGAAAATGATACATCGTGTGCTTTTCCGTGACATTCTGAACATATTTTAATTAAATTACTTTCATCATCTGTTCCACCTCTTACTTTTGGAATTATATGATGTAATTCAAGATAATTACTTTTTTTAAAACACAACTTGCATTTCATAGTTTTTCTATTTCGTTTAGTACTTCTTGATAGTATTCTAATGTTTGGTTGTTAGATGGTTTTATTATTTCGTTTTCAAGTATAAGTCTTATATGTAGTTTAGCACATTGCTTTGCTATCTTACTACTAATTGTATTGTTAAAGTCTTGCCCATCTACATTGTAAAACTTCTTATATATCTCATATGCTTTTTCTTTTGGTGTTTGCATAAATAGCCATTCTTTTTTTATCACGTTGCACAGTTTATTATTTCATACTCACTATTGTTTTGCTTCCATTCAAAAGACTTTAATACTAAAGCTGCACGTTCATCATACATAGTTTTTTGTTCTTCTTCTAAACCTCTGTACTTCTTTTCATTTTTAGTATAACCACCGTCAAATTTGTTTAGTTTTTCTATTGCTTTGAAATAGTCTTTTTCTAATGTTTCGTATTTTTTTTGTATTACTTCTAACTTTGAAATCTGGCTGTACTCTATTTGTGATTTAACTATAAAGTTACTTTCAAGTTTATCGTAATAATCAAATCTATCTTTTTTGTACAATGGATACATTTTGTTTGCGTGTATTGCCGTTGCGTGGTCAAATGATTTACCTTTTGATTTTATAAAGTCAGATATACTTACCCACCTCATATCAAGTTTGTTTCTTAATATATGACAAAGCAATGCTCTATGCTCAACATATTCAGTTTGCCTTGTTTGTTTGTATATATCTATGCCAGTTAAAGTAATAAGTAATTCACTTACTTGTTCTGGTGTTTCTAATATTGTGTTTACGGTGTTGTACTCCATTCTATTTACTTTGTAGTTTTTGGATGTATAAAGCTGCATCCATTAATTCTTCTTTTAAGTGTTGCAAAAAGTCATCGTGTTTATTGTCTTGTAAGGTTGTTTTGTATTTGTCTATTCCTACACAACTTCTTATATCAAATTCTCTTTTTAAATCTTCTACTATTTTATCTTTCATATTAAAATAATTCAGTTTGTTTTATATTTGATTTTGTTATTATTCCTAATGCTGTTTCTAATATTGTTTTACCAGCTTCATAGTCTACCAGGTTTCTTGCTATCTTATCAGTTCGTTGTTTTCCTTTGTATTTAGTAAAATCATATTTATGAAATTCACACCATTTCTTTACTTCGTTTTTTGCTTGTGACATACCCTCAAAATGTCTTTCACTTAATTTGTTAGGTAGTTTAAAGTTTGTCCAATATAAATGTCTATCTCTTTTAATTGGGTTAAACATTGGTTCATAGTATGGAATTACATTTTCAACCACATATTTACTTTTACAATGATGTTGTAAGAAAATTATTTCTTGATACAATTTCATATCTGGATATGTTGGGTTTTTACCATTAGCACCAAAACCCCAATATCTTGCTCTGCTATGTGTTGGACAAGGTGGTGATGACCATATAAAATCATATTCTTGGTAATGGTCTAATAAATACTGATGTGCATCTGCAACTATTACTTTATCATTAGGAAAACGCTCTTGATATAGTCTTGCTAACTCTGGGTCTAATTCTACAGCAGTAACATCTACATCTGCAACTTCATCCCACTTGTATCTGTTTCCACCCAAACAAGCATATAGGTTTAATATCTTCATTCTGTTCTTAATTTTAAAAGGTGATAGCACTCAACAAATTTTTGTCTTGCCTTACCTTTGTATTCTTGTTTAAATAATTCGTATAGCTTTCTTGTGTATTGGTATTTTGTTGTGCAATCTTTAAAATACTTACCAGCAAACACCCTACCCTTACCACGAAAGTACTGCACATTGTCTGCACTATCCCCGATTATAAATTGCTCATAGAAATTGTACATTGCTTCTTCTTCTGATATATCTAATATCTCTTTGTGCTTGTAGTGATAGTTGTACATCAAACAAGGAAATTGTTTATAGTCTTTATCTATTGATACTATCATAACCTCATCCCTACCTAAATCATCGCTAATCTGCTTCCAGTACCTTGCAACCATATCATCTGTTTCTACACCGTAACCCCAAATACTATCGTAGTGGTCTTTTACAAATTGGTGCATCTCATCTAATAGTGGCGGCAGTTCTTGTTTCTTTCTGTTGGCTTTGTACTTTGGTGTAATTAGCTTTCTAAAGTTGCCCTTTGAACCACTAAAGCATAATACTTTATCTATGGTGTATTTATCTTCCAAGTCATTTACAATCTTCATATACTGCTGGTCAAACTTGTTTCTTGCATCAGCTATATCTGTGTAGTACTTTTCATCATCTGGTGTTTCTCTTTTACGATAGCAACTTGCAAAAATTAAACTATCTGCATCTACTAATAAAATCATAATGCTTGTTTAATCATTTTAAGGTGCATTTCTTGCATCTTCTTTTGTTCTTTAGTTACCATACTAATTATGCTTGGTAAATCTCTAAAAAGCTGGTCTACTTCCATTACAAGTGTTTTGTTATCATCGTAACCAATATACAACTCACCATCTAAACAATGCAATGTATCTGTTTCACCTACATAAGTATGTAATTGTGCATCTTGTAATTGTGCTTTTAATATTTCAACTTGTGCCTCTAATTTTTCTATTCTGTTATCTTGTCCCATTTGTCTATTGTTATGTTTAGTTTTAAATAATTCTTTTTACCTGGTTTTACTTGGTAGTTTATAAGCACATCTGTTATCTCACTATCTTGTTGTGTGTGATATTCTATCTGCTTTTTTAATTCTTCCCAAGCTGCTTTGTTTACTATCATACTTGATGAGATTTTATAATTAAATCTAATTTGTATGAATATTCTGCAGCAATTAGTCTTACAGTTTTATTTATCTTAAAATTTTTTGCATCAATTAAACACTCTTGTTTTAAATCTTTTATTTTATTAAGTAGTTTACTTTCTTGTTTACCTAATGCATAATTTTTAAATATATGATAGTCTTTATCCCTTGATGCTTTTAATAAGTTTAATGATTTTTCTTCTGCTTTAATTTTCTTTAAAGTTTCATTATTATTAAATATAATTTCTTTTAACTTTTTGATTGCATCTGTTTCTTTCTTAAATTCAAAGTCATTTTTGGCATCATTACGTTTTAACTTTTTTTGCTTTATACTTTCATCACAAGTTTCATTGCTTTTATTTAATGCAATTCTTTGTAGTACTATTTCTTGTTTTCTGTTGGTTATTTCAACATAATTGTTTTGTTCCATTCTGTTTGTTTTAAAATTAATATAACGCAATATACATTAATCTATTTTATAAACAAAACATTTAACAACTAATTTGGTTCTATATTTATATTTATTCTAACCGCTTGGTTTTCTTTAAGCAAGTAAACATCTTTTAAAAGTCTTTTCTTTGTCCACATTGTTGTATCTGGGCAGTACTTTTTAACTGGCTTTGGCATCTCTAAAGTGTTGAGGTAATACATAAAGTTTCCTTTAGGGTCATTTACAAAGAATATCTTTACAACATCATCTAAAGACATTAAAGCATCGTATTTGTCTTTTTCAAGCATCTTATCTTCATAGTGCTTGTTTCTAAATTTCATTTCTATAACGCAATCCATATTTTTTGGTGTTTTTCCTTTAGCATCATATCTTGAATAACCATCACCGCAATGTTCCAACTCCCAACCATCAAGATTTAATAAAAACACAACTGCCTTTTCCCACTCATTAATTTTTTTAATGCCCATTATTCCAAATTACGTTTAGTTGTTTAATCCATAACTTTATTTTCTTTGGATTGCAAGTGCAAGGTTTATGATATTTATGATTATAGTACTTTGCGTGTAACTGGCATATTAGTTCAAACTCATTAGGTTGTAAAGTGTTCTTTGGTTCAGACCTAAAGTCACTCCAGCTTTCAAAATCTTCTTTAGTAAATTTTACCATCTATCAATTTTTATTTCATTTAACTTTTTTCTTCTGTTGTTACAATCACA